CTTGGCAAACTCAAGTCCAAAGGATAAATCATCAGGGTTGCTTGAATCTAACCATGCTGCCCAAATGTGCATCTCTACACCGTTAGGCTGTAATACTATAAAACCTTTCTTTTCTGGCAATATCCATAACATAGAGCGTTGCTCGTAGCAGTCACAGTATATGTCCTCTGCAAGCCATTCTGAATGACCTTTAGCACGAACCTTCTCAAGACCTTGACGAACCCACCACCAGCAATGTCTTAATTCGTTAGGTTGTACATATGCAAAGTCCATTAGCCCACCACAATGTAACCGTAAGTTTTATCAGATAATACGTTTGCTGCGTGTGTCAATGTTGCGCTACCTTTAGTCTTTGCGCTCACGTACAAACCACCAAAGGCTGATGCTGCATTGGCAGTTGTAGGCATAAATAATATAATTGAATCGTAACCAATGCGTTCGTCAGTAAGAGTTGTAGTTGTAGCTCCAGCAACTGCTAGTGTTATTGTACCAGTATTGTTACTCTTGCCCTCTACAAGGTTATTCACTACCTCGGATATTTCACGAGGTGTAGAGCCTGCTGGGTTGAGCTTACGATACATTATCTAGTACCTTGTGGAATTATATCAATATCAATACCAATTGCATTAGACCACCTGTCACCAGTAGGAATTAATGATAGGCGATGGTACTTACCACTACTACGCAATGCTACACGATTTTCGTTACTTGCTGGAATGTATGAACCTAACTGTGCAACTTCACTTAAAAGCATCCTAGATGCTATAGCAACGCTACCAGAGCCATTATCTACTACTGGTCGTGCTAATGTAACTACAGATGTGGCTTCACTTCCTATGTCACCAGTTTCAATTTGTGCAGTAGAGTTAGCGCCAGTAAAAGTTACTATCTTGTTATCTCTAGCGCCAGCAAATAAGAACTTACCGCCAGACCATAATGCATCATCTAGTGATGTAGTCAATGTGTCCATGTTGCCGTATAGGTCTAAACCTTCTAACGTCATACCAGCAGAGGCAGAGCTTGCTACTACATCAACGTCAGTTGTGCAGTAAGACCACTTCTGTACCTGCCAGTTATAAATTAGCAAAGTATTTTGTGCAAAGTTATCAATAAACTTCCAAACCACAATCTTACGGAATGGGTCAATGGTTGATGACATTAAGTTTAGTTTTGATGGGTTGGCATTAGCATAGAACCATGAGTCTACCTTTTGCGTACCAATAGCTGTAACGGTTGTCCCATCGCATGAATAGAAGCCATCAGCGCCTAAGAAGTATGTCATGCTGCCGTATTGAACAACGGTGTTGCCTTCTACGCAGCCTACACCACGACTAATTGTGTCAAACTGGAAGAACAATGGTGAACCGATATAAGACATCCGCACGATAGCACGGTCTAAAAATATTAGACCAACCTCACCACCGGTCATACCATGAATGTTGCCACCATCGCTAATTATTTGGTAGTCAGATTGTGATGCTGCGCCAGTAGTCCAGTTTGTTTCGTCATTGATGTTAGACCATTGAACTTTATTTGCGTTAGTACCTGAATCTAAGCTAGAAGCCACTACAAAATCACGCACGACTGTTACATACTCTGCCACAGGTGCGTCAGCACTCAAGTCATCAAATGTTGAACTTGAGCCTAGCGTATAGCCTTGTAGTTTGTTGACGTTATTAGCTGCAATAATGGTGTTCCCAAATTGGGTAAAATTCCATTTAACTACACTAGAATAGTTGCCAGTTTTAGACACGTTGTCCATGCTCAAGTCAGCGCCATCAAACTTAAATAGCTTGGTAGCACCACCGGCAAATACTGTTGTAGTAGAACTAAATTTACCAGCAAATACGTTATTAAGGTCTTCGCTGGCAGCAGCAGAATAATCTACAGCAGTTGGGAATGGATTATATCCTAATGCACTAGGCACTACATTCTTTGCAACAGACAAGTTTTGAGCAACACCGGCTAAATCTGGTGTCCACTCTGTAAATGCTATGCGTTGAGTAGCCATTAAGCAGTCCGATTCCACATATAAACGACAACATACGGTTGTAGGTTTGCGTTAGTTCCACTTACACCTTCTGTGCTATTAGATACTGAAATGCCAGTTGTTGCAGTTGATGTTGCTACAGTTGATGTATTAACTCGCCACTCTCCACCGTTTTCAATTGGACCAGAAGCTCCAACAAATAATGATTGTGAATAATTGTGAGCATGACCTGCATCTGATACTGAAGCCGTATGGCTATGGCTTACTACAACAGCATCAGCACTACCACCAGTAGCCCCAGCACTAAATCCACCACCATTACCCACTAATACACGACCAGCACCAAATGCTGCCCAAGTACCAAATCCTAACAATGTATTTGGATTAGTTGATACTGTTACACTTGTATAGATAGAACCAACTGGATAAATAATGTCGCTAAGTATATTTTTAACAAAAGCAGTTGTAGCGATCTGTGTGCTATTTACATTACTTGCAGCAGTAGGTGCGGTTGGTACACCTGTCAATGTAGTTGTACCGGTAACAACTAAGTTCCCACCAACGGTTAAATTGTCACCATCAGTACCGGCTTGTTGGTCTTTAATCTGAGCCATTATTTCACGGATAGCATTATTAATCCCAGATGGCGCACAACCTTCCGCAATGTCTATGCCACCCACATCGGTATTGTTTGCTGCCGTTGCACTCCACTCACTTACCTTATTCTTTGCCATTTTCTATCCTTGTATTAACCATGTGTTTGATGATGCTGTCGGTTGAACCCAATAATTTGCTTGTGCGTCTACATACCCTGCTACAACGTAATCTAGCTCTACATAAAGCAAGTTATCTTTACGAGTCCATGTGTTAGGTGATACAGGTGTATTGACCCAGCCAGAACCAAGTATATGTCCGTTAGCAGAAAGATTTGCATAGCCTACAATAGCTCCACTAGCATTATATATCGCTGAAGCATTTGCTACTACCTCGGCATTACAGGTAATATATCCGGCAGATGATTGAACCCTACTACCGTAAGCAGTAACGGTTGCGTCACCAACAATATCAGCCTCGCCAGTTCTTTCTCTATAGCCAGTAGCGGTCAACGTGCCGGTAGCTACAATATCTGCTGCGCCTAGGTACTCAACACCACCCAATGCGGTTACTGTTGCAGTACACGTTATAAAGCCTTCAGCCGTTCTAACTCTTATCGCTTGAGCAGTTACGTCAGCAAAGCCATTAAAGTCTGCTGAACCATCTCTAACTCTTGTTGCAAACGCACTTACGCTTGCTGTTGCATCTATAATTGCAGATGTAAATGTTATTTTGTATGCTACGGCACTAACGTCAGCAATTGCAGTAATTATGCCTTGACCGGAGTAGATCGCTACACCGTTGGCGGTTACAGTTGCTAATGCGCTTATGTCGGCAGAGGCATCTATAAAGCGAGTATCACCGACTGCGTAGCCGTATACCCAATAATCGTAATCTACATAATTTGTAGCCATCTCTTAGCCTAATAAAGCTACTATAACAAATCCTACTAAGCCACCTAGCACAGTAGCAACCCAATCCCAAAAGTCTGGAGTGTGGATATCTTTATGCAGGTAGTCATAAATCTCTTTAAGTAGCGCAATAACAGCTACTACTACAATGGAGTAAGCCCCAATAAACGGTGTAAGCAATGCTGCTATGACTAGACCCCCAATGAAGTGCATTTGCTTATCAGCAGGTACTTTGCATGGTATGTATAGTTTAGCTAGGAATGCGTTTACTTTCGCTATCAGGGCTTCCATATTATTCCTCTTTAGGTTCTAGTGCTGTCTTTAACAACTTAATGAATGAATCTTTGCCTACGGTAAGTTGCTGTAACTGAAAGTTGGTGCTTGCAATCTTACGGTCTAAGTCAACACAATGATTAAACAATAAACCTTGTTCTTCATTGAAATTGTTAGCATCGTATTCTACTTCATCTATCGTAACGATTTGGGGCTGTTTGTCTTTTGCCATTTCGTATTTTCCTTTAAATGTTTAGTCTGAGTGGGCAGACTAATTACCCTATAATATTTATAAATGTGCAGTTGGAGATTTTGAATCATCAACCCAAGGCAATGGAGTGGTTATCATGTCTGAAGATTCAACTTGATTAAATTGAGCATCAAGTGCATCTTCAAGTTCTTTAACTTTACTCTCGCCCAATGCCTCTTTTGCCCATGCAATAACTGTTGCTTCGTCTAAATTTTCGTATGCAATAAAATTTTCATTTTGTGGTAAAGTCAAACCAACACCAGTTTGAACTTCTGTTACTTGTTGTTCGTTTGCACAAATAACACTAAGATTTACCTGACGCACAACCTGTTGATTGCCATCAACATTTGAACAATCTATTGAGTTTATTTTCCATGTTTTCATTTTTAATCCTTAATAAACTTTAATTGCATTAAGTTCACCCTTTAATCCGTAAGTACCACTACCAGTACCGTTTGTTCCAATTCTAATATAATAAGTTACGTTTGAACCTGTTGTATTAGTTACTGTGCGAGTATGCATAACTCTACCTCTATAAGAAGATAAATTTATAGCTATTCCGGTTGTATACATTACATTATGGTCTGGTCTAAAATTGGCATTTGTAGCAATTGGAAAAGCGTATGCAGAATCAGTTGTAATTGCACAAGCACAAGCTGTAGCATTAAGAACTCCAAATGCATCAATTAATTGGGCTACAAATGTAATTTGCCAAACTCCGGGCGGAAGAGAAACAGAACTTAAAGTTACGTTTGTAACATTTTCAACAAAAGTTATTTCTCCAAGTGAAGTAATAATTGAATACCCAATTGACGTGCTACTTGGCAATGAAGTTGGTTTTGTATTAATATCTGCCCCAGCAACATTAAAATTTAAACTACCATTAGCATTTAGTGTCATTAATTTAGTATTACTTGAGTTTGTTGAGCTATCATCAGTAGTAAATACAAGACCGCCACCTGATGCACTTTGAGAATTGTAAATTCCCATTACGTTATAGCCTGATTGTGCTGGGGCAAAACGTATCTTAGCTGTAGTGCTACTTGTACCTGTTTGTCCAATACTTATGCTAGATGTTTCTATGTTTGTTACATTATTGCCTGAGGTATAACCAACAAGTAATGCTCCTCCACGTACTAGTGTCATTGCTTGAGTCAATGTAGTTGTAGTTCCTGCTGTGCCTGATGGTGCGTTAAACCAAAGATGTTGTCCTGCTGAATCTACACCATAAGCATTAGCAACACCTGTAGATTTATATTTATTATTCGTGCCATCATAAATCATATTCCAGTACAAATATGCACCTGATATACCTGAATTGTTAAATGCAAGATAGTTATTTATTGTTCCACCAAACTCTAATGCTTTTGTACTTGTTCCCCAAGCACTAGGAGTAATACCAATTCCCACGTTCCCCGCAGAGTCAATACGCATACGTTCTATGGCATTGGTTTGTAGGCTAATAGGATGTGCGCTTTGTGTAGCTAATACTGCTCCTTGCCCTGTAGCAGCAAATAATCTTGCATCTACAACAGATGTGCTATCTGTCCAGCCATAACAACCAGTACCAGTATCTTTAGCTTGAATTTTTGCACTATTAAAATTAGATGTAAGATTTACCAGTACGGTAGTAGCAGCCACAGTAGATGGTGTTGTAGCACCTAGAGTACCGTTGAGTGCTGTGCCTGTGATAGTTCCACCGTTGATGGTAGCAGATGTAATAGTCAATGCAGCAGCAGTATTACCTGACTGCAATTTGTCCGTGTTTAAGTTTACAAAGTTAGCATCAACCTCGTTATGGGTTAGAGCTGACCCCTTACCTGCTCTGGTTACAATGGTACTCATAACTTACCCCTAGCTTAATGTAACTGAAAGACTGCCTGATGCTACCTTAAATATATCGCCTACATCAATTGCTTTAGATACTGTCAAAGGTGAATGATACAAAAGATTGCCGGCAGTTAATGCGTCACGTATGCCAACAAAAGCCACAGTACCCCATGAAACTGTACATTGTGGGAATGATATGTCTGCGCTTGATACGCTTACACCGTTAGATGGTGCGCCCATAGTGATGGCTTGACGAGCGTAAGAGCCACCAGATACTTCTGTACCTGTGTCGGCATCAGTAGGGTCTGTTGTGTATAAAGCTAAATAAACTGTTGTTGGTGTTGTGTAAGCTGTATTGCGTAGCGTTACATTAATTAAAGCATTTTCTAGGTAATTGGACATTTCTGACATGATTTTTCCTTTATCGTGTTGCTATTGAGATTGAAATTGGTGAGCCTGAGTATTCGCCTTGGTCATCTGATACAGTTAAAGCACTTAAACCACGGTCATACAATGTAGCCCATGTTTGTAAACGTGAGTCGTTCATAATGTATGGTTCTGCCTCACCAAGTGCAGCATAAAGTAATAAGTCTGGGCATACACTTAAAAATACGTTTGTTATTACTGCGTTACTTAATGGTTCTGGTTTTGCGTAGTAGAGCATACTCAACGTATAGGCGCTATCTGGTACTGGTGCAAATTGAAACTCTAGTGCAAGTACCGTGTATTGTTTTGGTAGACCAGAGTCTGAAGTACGAGCATTGCGGAATAATGAGCTAGGAGATAAATACTCAAGCACCATAGTTGGATTTGTTTGTAGGTGTAGATCACGTATTTGCAAGAAGTCAGTCGGTAACTCTACCGTTGCATCGCCAGCCACAGTAACAGTCGTTACTACCTTTAACATTTGACGAATACGCAATTCACGTTGCAAACGTAACTCACCAAGCCTGATAAAGTCAGGAATCATTGCCGTTAAATCGCTACGAGCAAGGTAGCTGGCAATTGTAGATTGTAATTCTGCGTATGTAGTCAATGCCATTATATGCGCCCTGCCCTTGTTCTGAATGCCCTGTTATCAGGATTGTTTAACCATTCGTTAAATCGTTTCTTATCTATCACAGCAAAGCCTCTTGTAATGCCTTGCTTTTCTAATTCTGAGAAAACAGTAAGCGGTATTGATGCCACCTTATTGCCAAATGCATCATCGCTCCACTTCTTCCGTTCATCTTGAGCAGCGTACTCACGCTTATTCATCTCAAGTATGCTTGTAATGTCTTGGCTCTTAGCTATAACTAATTGGTCACCGTTATCAATAAACGATGTATTGGTAATGCCATTGGATATTGTATTACTCATAAGACCTCGTAATGGGGGAGAGTTTCCCCTCCCCACATATCTAACTAACTACTAGGTTAAGTCAGCGATGATACCGTGTGCTGCTTGGTTCTTAACTTCTAATGTGTACTCTACCAATAGTTGAGTTACATCAGCGTCACCAGTTTTGGCAAGCTCATTAGTTTGGAATGGGCGCAAGTAAGATACAGCAGCCATTTCAGGATCTAATAAGAATGCTACGTCATCATTGTCTGAGTTAGGAATGAAACGGTTAGGCACGATAGAGATAGTACCA